TTACGTTTGACAATCTCTTTATAAGTCGATGATTCAGCAGCGGCAAATATGCCTGAATAATTTTCAACGGTAATTTTCTTAATATTGAAATTATCCATCAAAGAACTCATGATAATACCCTTACTTACATTTGGCGTATGTAGGTAACTCAACAATTCTTCAAGTATTTTATACCAGCGAGCTTCTACTGTAAACTCCATTAAAGATGGGTAAGTAAACGTTGAATCCCAAGACGTATGTGTCGTTGCTTTCTCTAAAATACTCCTACTATAAATCTTAGAGTATTTTATACGTTCAGCTACTAATTTTTGAAGTTTTTCAAGTTCTACGGTTTGTAAAGTTGTCATAATTGATTTAGTTTGATCGTTAATGATGAAACAAAATTACACCAAGTTCTTAAGACTTCCAAATTTTTTAGGAACTTTTTTCTTAAAAGTAAAATATTTTTTTTGAACTTAATATAATATCATAAGCACACTGCTTGCCCTGGTAACCGCTGTATATTGCAGCCGCCGCAACAGCGAGCTGTCTTTTACATAGTGTTCGTCTGTCTTATCGTAAAACACGTACTTGATTGTAGAGCCCTGTGACTTATGTATGGTGGAAGCATAACCATACATGACAACAGCGAACAAATCTTTTAACTGGTAGAACGCTTCCCAGTACCTTGACTTCTGTATGCCTTTGGCGTTGTTGGCCATTGCTGCCATTGTGTTCAAAGTCTTTTTTAAAATGTCCTCACTCGACTCGTGTATTATGTTGATGGTCTTTGGTGGACTATAAGGCTTGTTTAAGTCAATTACTTTTGCTTCGTAATAGTTCAGCCGTAACCTGCCAATGTCCAATGATTCTATGGTATAAGATATGACTTCAAGCTCATCGTTGACATTGAACAGTAAATGCTCATCGCCTGTATATTGTGGTTCGTACTCAAGGTCCTTTATGCTGTCTGATACGATCAGCCGTTCACCCACAGCTATTTTCTCCTCTATGCCTTTGAAATAATGCTTCCTAATGAACTTATTATACCTGTTAACTTCCTCGTTGGTAAAGCATACCACCCGGCAGAAATCAAAGTCCTGTCGGTAGTTGTCGCTTAAGAAATAATTAAGTATAAGTTCAAGGAACATTTCATAGTCATCACTTGATCGTTTGTTGAACTGGAACACGCCAACCAGCTTACCGTCTATCACATTGCTTGCCGCATTGAAGTCCGGCAACGGTACATAAGGTTTTTCAGTGCATAAGTTTGCCAGGGTTATTATTGGGTTGCCCTGCGCTTGGCGCACTATGGTATCCATTGTGACTTCATTCATGGGCATTGACCATATAGGGCTTATGTCCACCGGGTAGCCTTTGACCAACCAGTACTCTTTTTCACTGTCGTCAATCACTGGGGGCAATTGGTTAGGGTCGCCAATGAATATGACTTTGTTCGCACACATGCCGTCCATCAGTTCGGTTATGTAAGGATGAAGCATACTGGCCTCATCTGAGCCTATCATTTTAAAGTTGTTCACCGTTGGTTTTACCGACTGGATAAACACTTCTTTACCGTGCTCACGTTTCATCCGTATGCCAAGCACTGAATGGTTGGTCTTGTAGCTGATACTGCCGTTCTCATATTGGCTCATAGTATTGCTTACACGTACCGCTTTATTAGTCGGCGCACATATGCATACCGGTGTATGGGGGTTATTGAACAGATAATACTCAATGAACATTGATATTAAGAAAGTCTTACCTACACCAGCTTTACCCCTGACACGCATAAACCGTTCACCGCTTTTCATAAAAATGTTCAATGATTTGAACACTTCATACTGACTGTCCAAAAGCAATGAAAGATCAGGGTCGCTTATCAGCCGTTTTTCAACATGCTTGTTCGGTTGTACCGCTGGCAGTTCAAATAAGTCCATTTATATACTCTTTTAATATAGGGCAGTCTGGGTTGGTTTCAGCCCAGGGTACCTGTGTGGTTAAAAACGAATTATGGACTTCCGTCAAAAAATCCATGTATTGCTCCTTATCGCCAAAATAGATATGCTCATCACGTGTGAGCCCCACCAATTCATTTATGTTGTATTTTTTCTTTTTCCCACCCATGCCCCTGCAATCAATATGATGTATGTCAACGCACCTGCCACCGCTGATCTCGCTTAGTACAAAATCGGTAGTGCCGTAACCAAAATGATCCATATATGTCTTTGTCCAGGGTTTCATTAATATATACTGTATGAATGCGACCGGGTCAATGTCATTACAACGGCTATACCGTCTTCTACCGGGTCGGATGATATGTTAAGGCTTACAGCTTCACTGTAGCATAGCGCGTTCAGTTCGCCGCCATCTACTGACAACCTACAGAAACCACCGCCAACTGCTTTGGAACCATCGGGCACCATTTCTTTATGCGTTATGCAGCCACGGAACAATATGGCCGATCTTGTGGTCATGCCCTGCATTATTACCGTTATGTACTTAAGGTCGTTCATTCTGGTTAAGCATTGTGTTAAGTAAATGCCAAACAGCAAGTATTATAAGTAAACCGTACATGTCAATGTATTTTAGTGGTCCCGTCGGTTTTGTCAAAAGTATATGTCTTTACACCCAACGAATCAACCATGTTAAAAGTTACCAAATAAACGGCTGAATCTTCAGCCAAAACCCTAATGATCTCAAATGCTTCCTCAACTCCCTCCAAGTCAAGGTTCTCAAATACTTCATCAAGTAACAACACATTAAAGGACACTTTAGATGACTTCAGTAGGTCGAACATACCAAATGCTATTGATATATCGACACGGGTCTTTTCACCACCTGACAAGCTACTGTATTTTCTTATAGTGCCGTCCTGCATTTTACAGACCGTTTCAAACCGTTTGGTCTTACCCGATACGTCAACGGTAAAATTGATGGACAAGCCCAGCCTGCTTGAGTATTTCACAATGTTGGCGTTCAACTGTCCCAGCATATATTTGAAAATGTAAGCTTTTAAACCATTAGGTCCGAACCCTGTATTCACCCACCAATTAAAGCCGTTTATCAACTTATCATAGTTGTCAAGCTTTAACTTGAGTTCGGCAAGTTCTATATTGGCGGCACCCATCTCCTCCATATATGACTCTCGCAAATCTTCAGGGCCTTCGTCTGCGATTATATCACCAAGCTCTTTGTGTTTTTCTTTTATTACTTGTAATATGTTTTCACGGCTCTTAAGCATCATATTGTTATGCTGTTCAGCCAATCGGTTTTCATTCATATCTTCGTTGTATTTCGCCAACGATTCGCGATATGATTTAATCTCTTTAGCGATCTTGTCCCGCTGAGTTACCAGTTCATTAAGTTTGTTGCGCTCATTGGTGGACTGTTTATTAAGTTTGGTTATCTGTTTATTAATATCGGCCACACGGCGCTTAACGGTCGTCTGATATACTTTGGAGTCTATTTCTGAAAAACACGTTGGGCATTCACCACTTATGTTATCCTTAAAAGAATCTATCTCAGATTTCTTACTTTTAACCTTTGATTCAATAACAGCCAACTCTTGGTTGACCGTTACTATCGCTTCGTTTGTTTCATCAAATTTTTTGGTCAGTTCACCTATGTCTCCTAAAGGCTCTTTGACCATTTTTAAATGTATAAGTTTTTCACTCTCACTTTTTACAGTCCACTCTTTTATTGATTCTTCCAAGTCTTTTATACGTGCTTCCTTACGTTGTTTGAAATTGTTTATATCAGCGGCGTTTTGTTCGATCAAATTTAAACAAATTTTTACTTTGTTTTCCGATATGGCCGTTTTATTTTCCAGCTCTGTTTTTTCATCGTTCAACCCGGCTTTTAAGTCCTTGGCATTGGACCTTGCAGCGTCCACAAATCCGATATTGAACATCTCTTCAAATAGTTCACGCTGCTCTGATGCAGTGGTCTCGACAAGCCTTTTCATACGTTGACCGAAAACCAGCGTATTAAGCAATGTGACCTTACTGACTGATAAAAGGCGGTCTATATATTCTTGTGAGTCTTTTTTATGGAGTGCGCCTATCAATGTACCGTTCTCATAAACTTTAAGCAACGATTCTGAACCTATTGACCTACTTATAAGAAAATCAACGCCATCAACTTCAATAAATAAGCCTACAACACAATATTGACATTCCTCATTTATAAGCTCATCTTGCAACGAACCCTTAAGATTGTCACCAGTAAGGCACCAGTACGGCGCTTCGATCAATGACGTCTTACCAGAGCCATTGTGCCCGTTCAGGACAAACAGCCCTTTGTCTGAAAAGTCAAATTCAATGTATTCTTTATAAGACCTGAAACCTTCGATTCCAAGTTTTTTGAATCTTATACTTTTGGTAAGCATTTGATACCCAGTTTTAAAATGAAGTCGTCCGTACCGATTTCATGGCAGTAATTGGCCAACAGTTCAGACTCTTTCAACGATGTGGAAAAATTGTTGATAAGTTCGCTTTCGTTCTGTATTTGACTTACATCCTCAATCCAGAAATTACCGTCATCTCTATGTGTTCCACGCTTAAATTCTGGGAACAGTCCAGCGGTCGGCAACGGGGCCAGCTCGTCGGTATCGCTGTCATATATGCAAATAAATTTGTCGCTGCACTCATCCGATAAATTTTGATGAAGCGGGTTTCCCAGCATTATGAACCACTGGTTGTACTCGTTGAACTCATGTATATGTCCTGAGAATACTTTCTTAAAACGTTTGAAACGCTGATCATCCACCGACACTTCACCGTCCATAAACTCGTCTGGAGTCTGGTGAACCATCAGTATGTCCACACCGTCGGTCTGGCATATAGTATCCAATGCATCGGAAAATTCATCTCTTGAGTTGAGGTACGGTATACCTGCGATCGTCAGACCGTCAACCGTGGTGGCTGTCTTCATGTCCAGTATGTGGAACCTGTCGAATATACTGCTAAGATAGGTAAGTGCCGTTATATAGTCGTCTGAAGCTGACGACCGTGTAGCCAGATCATGGTTCCCGGATATTGCGTAAAAATCTATACTGGGAAACATCTCAAACAAACTTTTAAAGACTTCTACGGTAGAATTTATGACAACCGTAGGTAGTTGTTTCTGTTTGTTGAAAAGGTCCCCTGAAAAGCCTATATTCACGATCCCATGATCATTGGCCGTTACGAACACATGGATAAGAGCTTTTAAAGTATTGTTCAGCCTGCTAAAACCTTTTGAGAATGTTTTGAAATCATCAATATGAAGGTCTGCGAACATTAGTATCTTTGCCATCCGTTGCGGTTTAAAATAGAGATACGGCCACATAAGCCTGTGGCCGTACTACACTAGTAAATATTCAAACTAAATCAGCGGGGGCGATGGGGCTCTAACCCATACTCATTGCCATGACGTCCTGGCCCTGCGACACTACCCCCGAAAGGGCCGTCTTCACCTATTGAATAAGCAGCTCTGACCATTAAGCTACATCCCCACACTTATAATAAGATCGGTCGTTAAGACCTTGCCCGTCGGCTCTTACTACTCGCTGGACCTCCACCCGGACTCGAACCGGGATCATACCGGGCTCTAAACCCGGCGTTCTAACCAATTAAACTATGAAGGTCGCTTTTGTTAAACTGTTAGGTCACCGCCAGTTTTACTTTTTGCCTTTCTTAGGCGCTGGTTCAGTTTTGGCCACTGGCTCAGTTTTAACTGCTTTGGTAGCAGCAGCAGCCTGCTCTTCAAAACGTTCTTCCTGACGGGCCTCTGATTCTGTCACCAAAAGTTTAGTGGCGTAATCACGCTTTGACCTTGTACCGTTGGCCGTCTTTACTTGGAAGTAAATCTGGTCTGGTGCATGACCTGTTGATGTACGTACCACTTCGCCCTGTTCTTTACCGTCTTTGGTGTCAATCTCAACGATGTCGCCTATGACGATTGGCCGTGGGTTTTCATATTTGACCCGTGACGTTGCATTCTTAGGTTTGGCAGCGTTAGGGTCTTTGGGCGCCTTTGAAGCCTTAGGCTCTTTGGCTGCTTTTGCAGCAGGTGCGGCTTCTTCAGCGACGTCCTCCCAATAAACAACGGTATCTGGAAGAAGCTCCCTGAACTCAGTGGTAAGTTTTTTGCGGTCGTTCAAGATCTTTGCAGATTCGATATGGTCAACTGTGTAGTTTTCTTTTGCAGCTTTCAACATTTTCAAAAGTTGTGCTGATGACTTAAGAATTAAATTTTGCATGATTAAAAGATTTTGTTGATTAAAAAATTTTTGTTTAATGAACCCGCCGTTGCGGTTAATTGATGAAACAAAATTACATTAAGTTCTTAAGACTTCCAAATTTTTTAACAACTTTTTTCTTAAAAGTAAAATATATTTTTGAACTTAATACATAATCAGCTTATTCTCAACTGTGACTCGATTTTGTTCCACTTACTCTCAAACTGTTTTTTTATGGTATCCACTGAATAGTTAGCCACCATGTAGTTTATTATGAAACGTTTTAAGTCAACCGTGTAGCCGTGGTCAGCTATGGCCATTTTTGCAGCCTTGGTGTAACTTATGAACGGCCCTACCAGCGTTTCCAAACGGTCATACATTTGTGCCACCTCGGTTCTTCTGACACCTTTGGGCAACAGCCGGGGTATTTCATCGCCTGGGCACCCAAGTACCAGTTTCTCAAAAGCTTCATACATCGGGTTTATATCCATAGACGTATAAAAATCTTTTGTCCTGAATTTAAAGTACACTACATCATCTGATAAAACCATCTGTTTCCAGTCGTTGTCATTGGACACCAGCACGCATGGCTGTTTGTAGTAAGCCATAAGGTAGCCCCAGTCATCGGCTTCCATACCATCCATCTCAAGTATATTGAAATCTTTGGCCACAATAGACCTTGCTTCGTACGCACATTCAAGAAAATCATCATTGGGCACACGTTTGGATTTGTAGCCGACACAAAGCGTTTTGCGCCAACTGTCGCCCGTATCGGTGCAGACGTATATCTCTGAGCGCCGTTTAAACCTTAAGCTGATGTCCATCACAAGTTTGTTGATGGAGCTTAAGCACATTTCAGCCAAACCTTTCCCGGTCGGTTCACCGATCTTTTTAAGTACATGGTAGTTGCTGTGCAGTAATATGGAAAAATCCACCGCTACATGTATAGTGTTCATAATTTCATTGCTTTGATTTTAATGTCGTTTATAAGCTTTATGAAGAACGCCTCATCAGGCTTATAGTTCATGCCTTTGTAAACCGTGGCCAATTGGCCAACCGCCGTGTCGTAGTACCTGTTGAGGTTCTTTTTGATGACCCTGGACATTCCCAGTTCAGCGGCCAACGCCCGGTCATCGGCTATCCATGCAGCAGCGGTCTTTTCATCTACTTGTAAGCCTATAGGTGTGTATGGGCTTTTGACCACATCCTCGTGTTCTGTCACTTCAATGCAAGTGCCTACGGCCTGGTACTTTACCAATTTCTTGGCGAACACCAAAAAATCTGATTTAGTGCTAGCTTTCAGATATTTGTAACCAGTGGTATTGCCGACACGCATACAACGGCCTACATAGAACAATTTTATTCTTTCTCCCATAACGTATAAGGTATTTTAACCAGGTTCAGCAACGGCAGGCCGTCGCTATGGTATTCACGGCTATAGACCACACGGACTATCCCTGCTTGTATTATAGACCTTGTGCACCCATAACATGGAGCGTCAGTTACGTACAATGTACACTTATCGGTCCCTATGCCGTTTTTGGCCGCAAACATTATGGCGTTCATTTCGGCATGCACAACACTCTCTTTCGTAGTATCATTGCATTCACATTCATTGTCAAGCCCCGTCGGCGTACCGTTGTAACCTATCGAAATGATACGGTTGTCACGAACCAATACCGCACCCACTTTAAGCCGTTTGCATCTGCTAAGCGTCCCTATCTGTTTGGCAACATTTAGGAACACTGTGTCTTTTAGTTGCTGTCTTGTCATTATTGTGAAGAATTGTCTGTTCATTTTTACAAAGAATCAGTTAATGTTTCGTACAACCCGACCAACGCTATAATGTCCGACATGGCATCATGCGCTTTTGGCAGTTCAATACCCAATGACAAACATACGGTCTGAAGCTTGAAATTTGGCATTAAGTGACGTTGGTCTTTCAGCGCATAAGTGCTTAATGACATCAAGCACATTGGGTTGCTCCAGAAATAAGACCCAAAAAAACTGTCGTTGTTAGCATCGAACCAGTTCCTTATCTTCTGGTAATCAAACGCTGCATTGTACGCCACAAAGAAAAACTTATCTTCTTTGTTGTATCGGTCTATGTGAGAGTCTAAGAATTTTACAAACTCCCTGAATACCAAGTGTTGTGGCCGGAATTTTTCAATGTCTTTAAATGAGTAATGGATATGATCAAGAACCAATTCATCCCAATACTCAGATTCTTGTGGGCACATTCTGAAATCTACTTTATCTTTGACCGCCAAGAACCCAGTTGATTCTTCGATCACCACCGCTGCCAATTGGAATATCCCGCACTTACTTCTGTCTGTATTGACCGTTTCAGTATCAACGAAAAAAAGTTTGTTCATTGCATTAGTTTTTGAACTCACCGCTAAGATTGTAATGCCTTGGGTAAATATGAATATGACCATATTGGTAAACCATCCTACCCGGTATCAGTTGATAAGTAGGCCAAAGGTCTTTTATGATCTTAGCCTGTAGGCATGCCCAAATATACTGGTCATTGCAGAAACCGTACACCAAGTCCTGCGACCTACAGAATATAATGACTTCAAGTTTATGGCCGACTATGACGAACTGGAGTGCCAGGTTGCACGGAGTATCTTTGGAATATTTATGAAGTTCGTTATAGTCATAGTGGCTTAATATCGCTCTACGTGAATCCTTATCGTTTTTGAGTTCAGCCAAAAGCCAGTCATATTGGTTTACGCCGCCATACAACGGCTTAAACCAATGATGACCGTAATTGGAGTTCACGTTACCTTCAGAATCTTGGCACTGCTTCCATATCTTTGCCATTTCCGCCATAGCGTCGGCGCATGTGTTGCCTGACAAATACCACTCCCATTCTTTTTTGGCATAGTCCTCATTGAATTTACGCCACTCGGTGGTTATAACTTTATGCTGTGGGCGCAATATTTCCATTGAGTATCCTATGATAGCTTTTGTACCCCGGTGGCTGATACCACCGTGCATTATCTTATCATACACCCATTCAAAAGCGTTTGTAGGAGTTTCAAATACATTCATTGTGGTGGGTTTTGTTATATTTTATCAAAGCTGTTTCTATAACAGTTGACGTGAACAGTGATGGGAAATTTATTTCGATTGACCGCCAAGCAAATTCAAAAGCCGACTGATTGGTGCCTTTTCTTTTAAATATGTTATAAGCCCTGGTTATGGCCACTGATTGTAAAGTTCTCATAAATTAAAGTATTTTATAAATTCTTTAAGAGATTTGATTTCAACCCATTAGTTCTTTACTTTCTTTAAGTATCATGATTCAGTTTGTTTATCTGGTTGAAATAACCATGCCAAGTTCTTGTGTATTTCAATGTACATCTACTGTCGGTATATTGAAATATGTACTACAAACAGTGCCGCCCATACGTTTTACATCTGGGTCTTGTCTTACAGCGCGACCAGTGGATTTACTTAATCTTGTAGGAGTACCGTCAGGTGCTATACAATCCCATATTTCGTCTTTAATTGTAATATTTCTTAAGATATGGCCATTCCTCATTAAATCTAATACAGTTCTTTTATTAAGTTTTTCAATGATTGATTTAGTTTGATCGTTAATGATGAAACAAAATTACACCAAGTTCTTAAGACTTCCAAATTTTTTAGGAACTTTTTTCTTAAAAGTAAAATATTTTTTTTGAACTTAATATGAACCAGTCGAACCGAACCCACCACTGCCACGATGGCTTTTTGAATGGTTTTTATAAAGTTTTTCAAGACTACTTATCTCAGCCGATCCCATATAGTTGCAACGTATAAGCAGTCCCTGGATTATTTTCTCACCAGGGCTTATAAGAATGATACCGTTCGAGAAATTGACCATGTGGTAATGTATCTCTCCTTGGTAGCTTTCGTCTATGATCTTAGCGGCCACCATCAACTTCTTACGTGTAGCCACTCCTGATTTGTCAGCCAACATAAGCACATGGTCAACCGGGAGCCTTACATGAAGGCCGGACGGTATCAGTAAATCACAGCCAGAATTAAGTTCATACTTACCGTCAAGATTAAACGCCCAGCGGCGGTCTTGTTCAGTCGGCAGCATTTCAGCGTTGAAATCTTTGGGTACAAAAAAATCAAACCCAGCATCGCCTTTCCGGCGTTCTGGAGATTTTACGTCTCTGCATTTAAAATATTGTAACATTGGTATAGTTTTAATTTGCCTAATGCGTACAATATCTTACCTTCCACACATGGGTGCAGCGGCGACATTGACAACCAGACAAATGCATGAAGTATCTCAACCGTCGTTCTTTGGTTTTCTGGTATAGATTCCCTGACCATTTCAAGAAATAGCAGATTATTATAGCTTACGGTAATATCCACATAACATTCATCATCAAGTTCATTAAAGTTATATTCACCCAAAGATATTTTCTTATGATTGAACAGCAATGAATGAGACAGTTTAGCCCATTCATATTCCAGTGCACCGTAATCATTGCCGCCAAAATCGGTCCTAATGTCGATATAATGAATGCCATCGCCCTTGACTATAACGTTGGACAATACAAAATCACCATGTGCGCCTATTATGGCCGTCAGTCCCAACGCCCGGCCACAGGCATTTATCATATCTTGTATCGGTTCTTTGATACGTTCACCATTTATCAGATTGTAGTCGTTGTTGTCGGTCAAAAATTTACCTACCCTGTCCAGTGTCTTTCTTGTGTAGAAATGATTGAACTTATAATCTACTTGGACCTTATTTTTAAGATGGTTTATAATAAAGTTCATTACTTGCCTATCGCATTTCAAATCAGCCGATACGCCATGTACAAAGTCCATTTTTATGAACTGCCCCATCACTATGTCAGTATAGTTGAACTGTGACCGCCGTTGGTACAATTCATCTATATCTTCCTCATTCTTTAAAAATTTTATAACATGGCCCTCGATAAAATAAGTCTCACGGTCTATCTTTTCAGATGTAAAAAAAGTCCTTCCCATTTTAGCGTCGCTTTCACGCCAAGCATGTATATTGCCGATGTCGTACCATAAGTCTTTTTTAATATGCCTAATATCTGTGTTACTTTTTTTGAAAACTGAAAAGTCGTTCCGTTCTGATTCGCCGCACAGTTCAAGTATAATTTCAGCATTTTCTACAAAAGTAGCGGTTTTGACCACATAGCATACACCTAAATAAGGGTAGCCTTTATGCCCTTTGTACTGTAATTTACCATTAGAGTCGACACAGTCATACATCACGTTGTCCATCAGCGTTGACCCGAACATTAAAGTGTCTGTATAGTGACCCCATAAAGTATGTGCATCTGGTACGAACATATCACAAGCATTGTATATAAATGCACTGTATGGGTCAGCGCTTTCTTTTATGGCCGTCACTAATGAATAAAGCATTGATTGTTTTTTTGTCAAATCCACTCGCACAAATTCAATATTATGGTCAGGGTAACATAACAATATATAATCCATTACTTGATCACCTTTATAACCTAAAACGATCACAAACTTGGTGGTCGCTGGATAAGAATCAATGATATGATTGATCATCGCTTTGTCACCTACTTTTATCAATGCTTTGTTCAGTATGTCGGTTTTGCCCGATATACGTGAACCTCTCCCGGCTGTTGTGATTATTACTTTCATTTAAATGTTTTTAACATCCTACCATCTTGATAGATTGAAGATGTGCCAAGTACAAAAAAGTTAGCACCGTTGACCATAAAATCAACATAAGTATTACGGCTTACTTTACCATCAACCGCCACTACCCCACTGCAATTCTTACGGGCAATCTTGATCATATCGTAGATACGGCTGTCCATATCAGATGATAAGTCACCTGGACGCATGGCCATCAGTATTATTGAGTCATACAACCCGTCTGACAGCCACGCCTCCATATCATCGCCCGGACTGAACACCACACCACATTTCTTTGCATAACTTTTGGCTATTTTATACGTATTTTCATCAAGCTTATCACTATGCACCCAAAACATATCGGCTCCCTGGCATAAAGCCATGAATTTAACAGGGTCATCTACCATGAAGTGCACATCAGTGCTTTTGTTGGTAAACTCATTTATCTGGCTGAATACTTCCGGCATGATGCCGATCCTGTCCACATATAAACCGTCCATTATGTCAATATGGATCGAGTCTATATAAGATGTGTTGTTTATCGCTCTTAACGATGACCTTAAGTCCAGTAAGTCGCTGCATACCAAAGATGCGCTGTTGATCGTTTTCATTATTCAAATATTGAATGGTTAAGTCCAAGAATGCCCGTATCAAGGCCACGTTCTTCTATCAATAACGAAGCTATATAATCGAACACTACCTGAATGCTTTGTTCATAGACCGTCTTCATGAACTGTCCTGTCTGTATCTCCCCCATGTACAATGTGATGCCCGCATGCCTACTTACATAACCATTTGAGTTGGCCGTTATACAAGCTGTCATTGCTTCGGCTGATACGGCAATATCAAGCATCATTCTAATACTGGGAGTATTGCCAGACGACGTGCCGAAAATAACCAAGTCGTTAGGTGTTACCCGTGGTGTGTTTGAATCGCTTATAAAGAACGACTTATAACCAAGATGCGACAACCGCATGGCAAAACCACGGCAAGCGTAACCCATGCGGCCTGCACCTATCAGAAAGATGTTATGAGCACGTTCGATAACTTCCAGGAAATGCGGCAACGTATGGCCGTTGATCGTATCAAAATGACCAACACACTTGTTTATTTCACTTATAACACGCTTAATGTTCGTATGAGCTTTGCTGGTAAGATAATCGTACAAATACATAAATGCACCGTTTCCCCCGGTCGTCTGCAAAACCACATCAGCGTTGCTTTTGCATATAGGCAACCCGTTCAACAAAGTTACCCCAACATCAACATACTCCAGTATGGCCGCATCATAGTAACCGTCTCCTAAGTATATAATGTCTTTACCGTAATTTTCTTTAATGTACTCCAGCCGTTTGCCGTCTTCCACAAGTTCCAATGTACAACCTAAATGCTCCAGCCTCTTGACCGATATAGGGTACCCACGATGGTCAGCCGTAATGAACTTTATATCGTACCCGATTGATTTAAGAAGCTTAATGCCGTCACTGTCATGTGCACCGAACATCTTAAGGATTTTACCCGTAGTGGTATATGCAAACTTACCGTCCGTCAATATACCGTCAACGTCACTTACTATTGTTTTGGAAGCGTTCATTGGATTGAAAGTTTGATATTTTTATAAATTCGTTTTGCTGGACTGGCTGATAAGCCTGACCAACCAGTTCGTAAAGTATACTCATGTACTTGTTGTTCAGTCTGGTCCCGTTGAAATATTCATCGGTCATGTACTGGTCATAAATCGCTTTAAGGAAATCAATCCTAATGTTTGGACGGGATTCCAACATGTTGACTTTTTCTTTGAACTCGTCGGCTGAACTTATGATAAGATACGGGTCGAACCCCACCAAGTCTTTAGAATCGTAAGAATCATGCATGAAAGGCAGTATGCCCCAGTTCAGCATCTCGAAAGGTTTGCAAGTAACGAACCCTGGCTTGATGGAAACGACCGGTGTGTACTTGGTCCCCATCACAATGTCCATAGCATCGCCCATCCGCTTTTTTACGAACCTACCTGTCTCATATAATTCTTTCGGCCAATTGCCGTAAACCTTAGCATACTCAAAAGAATCCAGTACATACTCTTTTACAAAATCATACCTGGACTCGCCTTTTGACATGCCGTGACCGTTCATAAAAGCGTTGACTGCGTACTTCTTTTCTATCTCGGCCACATCAATAGGGTTTTCACCCATCAAAAATATCTTTTCTGTTTCAGCATAGACCACTGGTACTTCATGAACGTCGGTTTCAAGTTGACGTTCATAAGAAAGTATATGATGCTTAGTTGATGAACCGTTGCATTGTGAAAGTATTATCTTAGGTCTGTTGAACAAGTCACGGCCATTGACATCAATGTAACGTGGGTCTTCCGATATTAATGCATAAGGTACATCAAGATCATTCAACGTATGTATGACGTTGGCAGAATAAGCCCGCATCATAAAGTAAGGTTTGGTAAAAACAGATGGGTCTTTCTGCTTAACTATTTTATTGGGTATGTTTGTCCCGCCAACCATGCCATTAAAGACAATGCCTGTATCAATGTCAACCTCGTTCTCGTCCAACCAGTCAACCGCATGCATATAGCTGAAATCCGGGTCTTTGTACTCATCGTCATTAGGCATACAATAATGCACATTACCGTTTGGGAAAAGACGTTCTTTATAACTGTCGGTCAACCTGTCAAAATCAGATTTGCCGATAATGTAAAAATTATCTTGCGGGTTCATGTTGGCCAAGTTTGTATAAAGTATAGCGGGTGCTGAATCACCGCCGACCAAACCCCATGACTTAGGGTCGAACAGCAACGACTTCCCTATTTTTCCAATGACTACGTTCATACTATCCTTCTTTTTATATTATCTTGTTTAAGATAATCGTTTTTAGAAAATGGCAGTTCGTCATTTAGGTATTTGACAACCTCACGTGACCATGATTCAGCGGTGCATGAAGGCACATTCTGGAATATGGTCCCAATGTGTTTATTCTTCATTTCAAAATCATGTGGGTGCCCCATCATCCATAAGAGCTCACGTATGGTGAACGACCTTTCTTCGGTTGGGTGCATCCCATAAGTCACATTCTTTACTATTACACCGTTTATTTCCTCTTCACCATAATAAATGATGCTGTCGTCCCAGTAGCCGCCTTTTGACCTGCCAGTCACAGGGTCTATCTTTATCTTATCGGCAATGTACACAGCCCTTTTGATATATTTGAGTGCTTGCTTACTACCATCTTTGGTGCAGAATTTTATAAAGTCCTCAAATAAGTTATGTGCTTCTATATAACCCCACACACTTCTGCCGTTGTTCAGCAGCGCTTTCCGCCAATTGTTGCCCTCTTTCATTTTTATGTAACGAAAAGTTATATGGTCGCTAAGGTTTGGAGTCATGTGGTACTGACATGAGGCATCGCTTGGTACTTCTGCCAGATAATCAACCAGCCTGGGTGACTTTTCACGGTAATAGTTCATTATCGGCGCTGTGTCAGAATCCCAGAAAAAATAGAAAGTGCGCATGCGGTGCTGCGGTATCCCATGAAGCATTGTATTGGTTTTTACAAAGCTTAAACTATAACCGTACTTTTTGGCTATTTCGTACAGGTTGACTCTTACATCATACCCAGCATTTGTGAAAAGACCTGGTGCGTTTTCACCAAAGAAAACTCTTGGCGTTAAATGCTGCAATACAGCTTCAGCGGTCAAGTACATGTAACCGTTCTGCAAAGCGTTGCAACCACGTGAACGGTCACTGTCTTTGTTGTTGGCTCGGTTAAGCATTGACAACCCTGCACACGGGCATACGGTACTGACCACATCCACGGGCTCCAAATGGCTTAAGTCCGTTATATTGCCGTCGTCAACAAAATCATGGAACGGTACATCTTTAAAGTATGCCCTAAAGTGCTCATTGTTGCGTTCAAAACCATTGTACCCGACCGCCCACTTAGCATCTGAACCAAATGCTGCTTTGTTGCCTATGGCCATCCCACCGATCAGCGGTATGATCGTTCCCCAAGTTGTGCTCATTATTTTTTACTTTTGGTATAGGACTCAATGTCTGCATCAACCATAGCGGCCATGTACACAATGGTGTCCAATATGTTATCATATTTTTTGCTATACGATTCACGAGATAATTTCAAAGAGACCATAGCGATATACATCATTCTTGCATCAAATTCTTTACCACTCAACAACGCCGCTATTTTGGCTGCTTTCTCCATACCTTCGGTCATAGGACCATACTGCCTTTCTTTTTCCTCAGACCTTTTATGGAGTATATCATAAGCATGTTCAAGCAAAGTCTGTTCTTTTAGGATTATATCATTCGGTATTACCATAGCGTATTCGTTGCAGAAATCATTGAAATATAAATGCTTTATAGAATAATCATGATAAGCATCCTCTAATACATAAAGCACATTACGTTTGCCGTCTGTCATGTAATGAGTGCTAATGACATGGATGCACGTATCATCTGCCACCAAATAAGACTTTATGTTATTTGGTATTTTCCGTGGGAATTCATTTAAACCGTTCATAGTACTGGTTTAATGTGCCATCACCAGAATCAACATAAGGTATGCCTGTGCCTTCCCTGACTTGGTTTCCGTCTTTATCGTCCAGTACGGATGACCAATCAAGACCTTTATATGCGTATTCTTTTTCAATGGCTTTTAAAAATTGTGAAAATGTTTCCTTGGACATCGCCCCGGTTGACGGCATAGTGTCAAGCCTTATGATAAGGCGCCCATTTACCGATTCTTCAACTGGTTTCCATCCCCATATATTCATTAGGTTGTCCAGATGCACTTGCTCTTTTGTGTAGTCTTCACCGTGCTCTTTATAAAAAGATATTATGGTATGAACGATAACCCCGAAATAGAACCTCAACTGTCTTAAACTCCTTTTTTCACTGGATACCGAAATGCCGAACACCAGTTCTTTGTTAAAGAACTTTTTGATATATTTATGCAATTTTACAAAGTCGTTTATTATTGCGACTTTTGTTTTTTCAGACCTAAATGAAAAACCGTTGGTTCGCAATAATCTTTCAGCGTTAACCCGTTCAAGGTCGTCACCGAAAACGATCAAAGAAGAATCTGGTATCAGCCGGCCACGTACGAATAAGTCACTTGTCTTCATGCTGTTGTTGGTTTAGTGGCGGCCTGCATTGCTGCAAACCGCCACGGTCAATTATTATGAACCCATTAAATCTTCCATCAGCGACCTCCTCGGTTTAGTTTGTCCGCCTTTAGGTTCCGCTTTAACTGATTCCCGTTGAATGGCATCAGGTGCAGAACCTATATCATTGTTGGATTCTTCAACTGGCATCGGTTCGCCGTAAAGATAGTTCCTAACAACACCACGGAGATAGTCGTCTGACTTTAATTTCTTACGGCACAGTTCCAGAATATCAGGTATCTTGTCGTAATCATAAAGCTCGTCTGGTACGTTGAACTTACGGACAATTACTTGTGCGCTATACTCGGTGTCAATCTTTTCACCAGTCTTCGTGCACTGGATGATATAACCTTCTTGTTCCAACAATTCTTCAGGCTCACACCCTGGTGCATTGACCAATAATTTGATTATTGCAGAGCCAAGTTGTGGGCCTGTCTGCAATATCTTTACCATGTTGTCGCGTACACCGTCAAACTGGTACGTCTTTTCGTTCTTGGCGTTCAGGATACAGATTGGGAAACTTACTTGTTTCTTCCTTTTAAAATCTTTGTGATTCAACAATGCTTGAAGCACTGGGTCCCCAGATGCCAATGCTTCCTCTACTTCTTCTGAGATTGGGCATGGCTTGCCGAACGTTTCAGGGCTTACATAACGTTTGCCCTTTATCCAGAAACCATCTTCCTCAAAGAACCCAAGGCTTGAGATATTGGGTTGGCTTGGCATAAGCCTAATATAAAGGTTAGGCTTCAGTTCAGATTGGCCGACAAACAAGCCATCACTGCCGGACTTCATGTTTTCCTGGGCTTCTTTCAACGCGTCAATATTGATCTTGACTTTTGCAATCTTTCCCATAATTAAATGAATTTAAAAGTGATATAATCAACGGCCACCGATCAGTTATAAACTCCCTGCTCGATGATACCGTCTATGTTTGCTTTTTCCATATCGCCCCATGATCTGGTTGATGTTTCAAGGTCTAATTTCATTGGGACAATGAGTTTTCTTTCATCGCATTTGAAATAACGGACTACCGGAGGCTTGCTTGCGTACTTGTCAACAAGTTTACATGTATGTGCCACAAGCTCTGGAGGGCAATATGCAAAGAATGAATCGTGAACAGTATTGAAGAAAAGAACCGATTGTGGCAGCACACAGTCAAGCAGTGCCATCACGAAAATAGTCCATTCGCCGCCGCTGCCCTGGATAGGGGCGTTGATGGAATTCCTCAACGCTTTGGACTGATACTTAGAAACCGATGAGTACACATCTCCAAGCCTCCGTTTACGTCCAAACAAAGTCCTAACATAACCATATTTCATTGCTTTGAATTTGTAATTCACATGCCATTCACTAAGCCTTGGGTAAGTAGTGAACAAACTTTCATAATGCTTTTTGGCCGTTTCCATCGTTATGGTCTTACCAGTGGCCGCTTTTATGTAATTTATATAACCGTCAAGAGATATGTCATATACCAGACCGAAATTTGCAGACTTGGCATCGTTCCTCACTTCAGCATAGTTGGATGACGTTAAAAATTCTTCATAACCCATGCCGGCAATCTGCGCCCCGGTCATTGCATGAATGTCTTTGCCTTGGTTATATACTTCTTGCATTACTTCATCACCTGAAAAATTTGCGATCAGCCGTAATTCAGCTTGTGAAAAGTCAAATTGCAAACCCACATAACCTTCTGGTATAACAAAAAATTTCTTAACTTCTTTAATCGCCCAAATGACATCAGGGTCACCATGCTTTGTCCTTGTAGGTATATTCTGTAAATTTGGCCGTGACGATGAAAGCCTGCCAGTAACAGTGCCATGCATGTTAAAACTTGTATGGAGTTTGCTGTCCTTATCCAGTTTGTCCAATATGCCTTTATAATATGTGGACACCATTTTTCCAATGCTGCGGTAAGCAAGCAGCACTTCAACAAAAGGCTCATCTAATGTGTGCAAATATTCTTTACTGGTCTCTGGTTTGTTGGTAGCTGGATTGACTGGCAGATTGAACCCATAAGTGCTAATGAACAACAAATCGGACAACTGTGTGGGTGAATTGAAATTTATCTCATAATCAATGCCGTTGTTTTTTACATCTTGTATCTTGGTACGGTACATGTTCACAAAGTAATCTTTTCCGTTCGCTGCATGGGAGTTCATTTTTTCAGTATATTCTTCTATGGTCGCCTGAAGAATCTCGTCACGTTTGTATTTTATGAACCTATTGACCGTACCGTTTGCCATAAGGTCCTTGTATTTTTCTTGTATGCGTCTTTCTGCTACTTCTATCGACTTTTCTATATGGCCGCTGTCTATATATGCGCCATGGTATTCCATGCGCTGCAACATCTTAAAAGCAAACATGGTAAGGTTCCTATAATAAGCGTACTGTATAAACCTATTGTTGCCGGACTCATCAATGTCGTCGGTCAGCAGCTTATGTTCATAATGGATATAAGCAAGCATTGTAGTATGGCAGTCTATGGCATTGTAAATTGTCAGCCTGCCCATAGGCAATGTGGCCCATGTCTCGTCCTTCCCAGGCTTAAGTACATAACCATCGTACTTTGAAAACAATTGTTTCACAATATCCTTAAGACCGTTCGGTTCGTTCTCGTTGCATAAGTGCGACATTAGCATAGTATCTTCAAATATGCCACGGAACTCAGTGACACCATATTTACGGTGCCAGTGCATTTCATACTTTAGATTGTGTGCGATCTTAACCACGTCAATGTTCCCAAATATACGGTCATTCAGTATCCCAAATAAATAAGCAATATCATAGTCGTTGAACGGTGAGCTTTCATGATTTAACGGCAGTATGTAAACATAACCTGGTTGGAAGCAATAACCCAAAACTGTTGCCACTGAACTTGGGTCAAAATACTCACCGCCGTCCGTTTCATAGTCATGGCAGAACACACCAGCCTCGACGCACATATCTATGGATTCTTCAAATTCCTGTAAGTTTGTTATCAACTTAAAATCAACCACGTCATTTTCAAAAGGGTCATCACCTGTGCTCACATGTTCTATCGCTTTAAGAATATCGTTGAAAATAACCTGCACAAGGTCATCATCCATAGACCGTACCGATTCGGTAGCAATGACATAGCATTCATGGCCGAATTTAGGGTCTATTTTATTCAGTTTATTGATTGATTCTTTTAACGTTTTACCTATGAGGTATTTAACGGCACGAGCTCCGAAAGCAACTATAACTTTAGGCTTATATATAGCCAAATCCTCAATAAGCATATCGGTATGCTCAACCGCCAACCGATTGAACGATGTGGTGTTTATCTTTGTATTTCTTGGGAAAGGTGACCTACATATAAAAGTAAGGTAAAAATCATCCCATGAATATTCGGTAAACACTTTTGTGACCAATGAGTTCAAAGTATTGTACGTGCTGTATACGTTTATAGTACCAGTTGTAAAGTCCATATCATCCGGGTAGTCAGACACGAACATTATTGATTTATTGCATTTACCGATCTCTATCATTTCAGTACTATTTTGCCGTTGTGTTCTTTAAGCCCATATTCCATAAGTATGGACTCTACACAGTCGTTTACCAAATCATTACAGTCACACTTTGACAGTTTCTTAACGACATCGAACATATCTGCTCTGGTATATACGCCTGGGTTGGTTGACAACTTCTCACCGAGCTTAGATGAATTGACTGATTCAAAGTCATAAGTATCGGCTGTTTGACCAAACTCATCATTGAATTTTTTCTTAAGACTTACGCTTACTGTTTTATTAAACAGTATGGCACATAAATCACAGTCGGCGCACAACGCACAGTCGTTTGTTGATGGGTCGTACATTTTTGTAAAACAGTCGTCTTCATCTATTGTGAAGTCATTGACTTTTACTATTTTAGAGAAGTCAACATCCGTGGGTATACTTTTGTATTGTCGTTTCATGTCTGCGTTTTAACGTCGGCAAATTTATAAAATTTTATTTTAAACTAAAAAATAATCTGCCACATTTTTTATAAAATGATTGACCCGAACCTATTGGGTTTATAATGGTATCCCAGTGGGAAACCCTCCTTCTTATATATACGTATCCGAGCACGTGAATGCTTGTCACAATAGTTGTTCCTGTCAAAGAAATCAATTACATGAGATGTATCGTATTTGCCTTTTTTCCGAAGCACCCTGCCTATGTACTGTTTCAGCCGTATGGTCTCTTTACCACCGCATGCATATATCAGTGTATCAATGCCAGCGTTTATGCCTTCTTTAAGGATGGTGGTTATCACCACCCTGTATTTATATTCTTTAAACTCTTCGATCAGTTTAGACCGTTCGGCGCTTTTGCCGAACAACAGACGGCAGTTGCACATGCTGCTTATCTGGTTATATATGAACTCACCGTGGTCATAGTTCTTAACGTTTATAAGCACCTGCCTGTCCGGGTTTTCCATAAGGTACTTCTTTATAATATAGACCCTGTTCATTGATGTCTTAAGAGCGTTATAAGCATCCTCATAAACATCAAATAAATAAGGGTCATAAATGCATGGGTACATATGAACTTCGACATTGTTGGACACGCCTTTATCTATAAGCTCCATATTACTTATCTTGTAGATTATATCTCCCGAATTGCCGATCATCATCATTTTCTTTTTAGGGTCATTCATATCCAGCGGTGTCCCGGACACCAGGTACCTATGCCCTGCGTTGACCCAGATTAGAAGCCTTGAATACTGATGACCAGCTGATACATGCGACTCATCAACGAACAGCACTTTTCTTGTTGACAGCCACCTTTTGATGTTTACCGATTTGTTGGCAGCGTTGTACAAAGTCTTTGCCATAGCTATAACAAAAGGTTTATTTATTTCACGTTTGTTTTTATGGAACACCCCAACATCGAATATCTCCCCGAAAAATTCAATAGCTTGGTCTTTTATATCTTTATTGTGAAGCACCATCAGCGTAGCGTCGTTCCCGATAATGTTCTGAGCTATACCAGCGATTACACTGTTCTTACCTGCGTTTGTGGCCGCGTCAATTATACCACGGGGCCAGTACATATTGTTCACCATCCTGTTGCATTGCCGGACACTGTCTTTCTGGTGATCCATCAATTCAAAATGAACAACGTCCATATCAAGATCATTACTGAACGGTAACAAAAAATCCCGGTTGTCCACCAGGTTTATTTTAAGTCCCTCAAAGGTCTTTAAGTACTGGTATACATAAGGCAAAAAACCAGTTGGGAACTTACCAGTCGGTGTGCAGAAGTACACTCGGTTACTTACTTTGTATTTTGCGTTTTTCTGAGCGAAAAAAGAACCCTGCTTCGGCACTGACAGATATTCACGTACTTCTTCGATCATATCCCCTATGAGGTTGTCAGCACCGCCTGAATGTATATGGCATTTTACATTGTTGATCTCTATGGTCATCTTACTTTGGTTTTAAGCAGATACCGCCGATACCTTTCTTCTGCATGTTTCCCATGCATCTGGTTCGGTTCAGGTACGGCATCCAGATAAGACAATGCGTCGAACTGTGACTTTATCCAATCATCTGGTCTTATGCTGCGGTTCGCTACATATTCAGCAGCTTTGACAAAATGGTAAAAAGTTTTTGTGTTCTTAAATTCTTTAACATCAACCGTGGTCTCACGTGTAAGCATTTTCATATAAGCGTTAAATAGTGCTATTGTGGTATCTTGGTTGCTGTCGTCGTCTATGGTACTTATTATTTCGTACTCATCGAATATCCGTGTACGGTAATAAGCGAATTTCCTTATGTTGATATTGTTGCCCATAACTTTATAAGACAACAATATAAAGTCGTACATTTCAGTATCTATGTCAATGACGAACTCATCGCAAAATTCCAGATATATCTTAGCCGCTTTTTTTACATACTGCCAGTCTGAATGCATCGGCGTTATGGACTCTACTTTGCGCCTAAGTTTGTTGTCGGTCATAAACTGTTTGAATGTGGCCGCAAACTTACCGACCGTAGCATCATCAATTGCATCGCTTATCTTTTTTATGTTTCGCTTATTACCAGTCAGCAGCACACGGTTGGTTATTCGGTGCTTCATGCATTCCAACATGAAGGGTTCGATCAGCTTAACCTCAATCCCAAAACGCTGGAACACTTTTTTCAAGTCATCTTTACCGATATGTACGCTTGGGTTCCTCATATGTAAAGCATGTTAAAATTAACTGGCTGTTTCAGTTCAGGATAATAATGCATGAATTGTTTGTAACCAAAAGCGGTCACATCGCTCCACACTGGTATCTTACGAACGTCCACTATGCTTGTGTCTTTATAGTTTACGAATCTTGAAGCCTGTTTCAGGGTCTGGTTGTAGTACCCGGCATCTGGTATGAACACCAACCGTTTGACCGGGGACTTAAGTATCTTGTCAACTTGTATGTGGCTGAACGACCAACCCGATGTGGCCACTGACTCGTTACCGACCGACAACGAGTCAAATGCGCCTTCTACCAGTTTTATCTCGTCATACACGTACAATGCGTCCTCATTGAAGAATATATCGTTCTTACCTACTTTTACTTCATCTGACTTTGGGTTAAGGTACTTCCTTTGATGATCCATAAAAGACCTTGCGCTCCAGTACACCAGTTCGCCATGCGACCAATAAGGTATGAATATATAACCCATATAAGGCCCATCTTCAAAGTACCCAAACTTTAAGTTGTCCAGTCGGTACAAATTGAACCCACGGTTCTTAAGGTAGTTCTGCGCACGTTTAGCGAACATATCCGATTTGCTTAAAAGCCTTACGTAATGGTCAGGGAACTTAAGGCTTATGTTAACACCTGAATGGAAACGGTTCTTTATTTTTATGAAATCGGTCGCACGGTAGCCACGGACCTCCTCAAGCATGCTGTAATAATCAGCCGACCACCAACGCATAAGGAACTCATAAGCTGTGTACCGTTCGCCTGTCCTAAAGCATTTGACATAATTGTAAGTGGGGCTGAAAGCCATAGTCCTATCGTTGGCTTTCAGCGATTTTACATCAAACGGGTTCGTGAACCGCCACCAACCGTTTGTTGACTGTGTAGCATCGAACTCTGATACGAATACGGTAAGTACCTTACTGTTCATTGATGTTGCGGATAAATATGCTTAATTGATTTGTGTAACTTGTGGACAAATAGGCAGTGAATGACTTCTCCCATGAATCGGCTGTAATGCGTTGGCCGGACGTTCGCCTAATGAACATTGACAATAAGAACTCATAAAAAGTCTGTTGCATTATGTAGTTCCACTCCATGCCTATCGAATCAGCAGACGGGTACACCCTGCTAAGGAACTGGTCCCTGCAAACGGTGAATTGGTCAAAAAACATGAAAGAATTGAAACTTATCTTGGTGATGTTGAACTGTTGAGAATTTGGGTAAGCGTTACCGTTCTTTACCATTTCATTGGCGGATTCGTTCTTGACACCTTCGGATATTACGTAAGGGTAAATGCGGCGTACTTGCTGCGACCCAATACTTACAGTTACCCGAGTTATCTGGTTGGATTCCTCAAGCAGTTTCAACGAACGGTATAAAGTAGGTAATGAATTAAACCCAAGGTCTTTGACTATCGCTTCGTTACTCACCCAGCAATAACCGAAATCTCGGGACTTAAAACGTATGTAAGGTAGGAGGTAATCTGGTAGGTTGTTTGAAATGTCTTCAGGTAAGATATGGTTGGTTATCGCTTCAACCAGTTGGCCGTGATTCATGGGCTCATATTTTATTGCTGATCTTGTTGATCCTGTAAGCTGCCAAGGTATCGAAACTGTTAAACTTGAACGCCCATTGAATAAAAAATGGCAGCTATACAGGATCAACAAAATAAGCTATAAGAATTGTACTAACAGTTTCGATTTGCAAATTTACAACACGTTTTTACTTTAAACAAATATTGCAGAACTTATTTTCAAATATTTTTATTCATAATATGTGCCTAACCTGGTTAAGGTTTGTAGGCCGTGAAAAAAAAAATCCAATCGGTCAAGGATTCATTCTCTCTTGAGCGAAGCTCATGGACGGGATGCCTGAAGCAAAGCTTCATTTTTGTTTGCTTTCTTGAGAGCTCGCTCGAAAAGAACAGCAAACAAAAATCTAAATACAGGGCGCTTTGCGCCCGTTATTAATACGTATTATTGTATCTACGTGTCAATTTTGACACCAGGAAGCTTTTTTCCTGGTGTCAAAATTGACACCAGGCTATTTTTCAGTGTCATTTCAGACATCCGCCACCTGTCCGACTGATACAAATAAAGCGGCTATGGTCTAATATTGCGCCGGATATGTTCATGGGATTATAATTAGAGACAAGCCGTTTTTTAGCGGCTTGTTCTTTTGAAAGCATATATACATTTACGTTGTGGTTAAAATGTCGGGTAAGCGTCCTATCAGCTTGCCCGATTTTTTTTACCTATCATCCAAGTCGTCAGCGGACGCAATGACCACGGCTTCACTGATGTCCAGCCCCAGCACTTCCCTAAGTTTTGACGACTCGTGTTGGCCGAGTTCTTGTATCAGCATGGTCTCTTCGTTTATCCGAACGAACACTTCGTTCTCGCCCGGCTTGTACCGTTGGCCCTGCCGCTGGACGACCGGGATGATATGGGCGTACCCGTTGTCAAGCTCCCATTGAGTCCTGCATATAGCGAACGCCGCATGGGAATTGGCTGCTTTTGCAAAATCCTCACCAAAGTCCGTCATCGTTATGACCGCTTTCCCGACCGCCGACTGCTTGACCTGGCTTACCGATATGGCGAACGTCGAGTGCTTCATGTTGATCCTAACTGCATGCTCGTACACATCCTGTATGACCAGCCGTTTGTCATACGCTTTGCGGTTGTTGCTGCCAAATTTATCAAAGTAGTCATAAAAGATTATGTCCGGCACGAACCCGTCTTCTGCCAGTTCAGCGATCTTTGACTCAACGTCGTCAAGCGTGGAGACTGTTGGCGGGAAATACTCGAACCTCAGTTCGCCGCCAAGCTTTAAAGCCATAGCAGCCGTATGCTCCAGCTTGTCATCGAACTTAGAGCTCACGAGGTCGTCATAAGTGCAACTTACTATCTGTTGATAAGACCTGTTCACCAATTGCTGGATACCGTTTTCAGTATCACAGTAGAGCACCTTCTTACGCTGGTATATGGCGAAGTCAACCGCTGCGTTAAGCATTGTCCCAGTCTTAAACCCTTTCGGTGCTGCTAAGAATATGACAACTTGCGGCGTATGGAACCCACGTGCCGCGGTCAATTGGTTGACTCCTTTGAGGAAGAACGGTACGCCCGCCACCGTCACTGCCCTGTCCAGCGTGAAATCTTTGAACAAGTACCGACCTGGGACAAGCGATTCGCTTTCACGCCCAAGGTCCGATATTTTCTTAAGTTTACTGAGCAGTGACACATAGTCGCTGTCGGCCATGTCGTTTATCTTGTCGGCGTATTCCAGCATGACCGCTCTGACCATCTGCCTTTTGGCAAAATCAATGACGGTCTCTTTTAAGAACTCATCGTTGCTTTCACAATCCATGTAAAGACCATCAATCAAGCCGCTCATGTACTCGATGGTCTGGTCATCAACTTGTTTGTCTTTGACCGAACTTATGAAAAACTGTTTGAGTGAATTCTTTTTAGGAGTTACGAAGTAAGTTGCTTGATAAGACTGGATAAGGCTGAAGATAAATTGGTGTTCCGATAAGCCGAAGATACTACTGTCCAGTATCTTCACATAAATCTTCATGTCTTTCGCTCGGGTCAGGTACTTCAATAGGTCATATTGAAACTCGACCGTAAATTCCTGTATCATATTTCCATTATTTTATTTTGTAAGAGGTACAAATATATAAAACAGTTTTTTATTTTTGGTTAAAATTTGCGCCAATATTTTATTTTAAGAAAAAATAGTTTTATATTTGCAGCCGTTATCATGGAAAATCTTTATGATGAGCTGTTCGGTCTCCCGCCGAACAAGATAAACTCAAAAGTAAAAGGGAACAAAAACGAACTGGTTCTTGCGCACAGCCTGTCTGAATGGACTGGGTCCGAGTTTAATAGAGTGCCACAGTCCGGCGGGCTGCGCTGGAAGAACGTTATGAACGTTTGCGGCGACTTGATCTGCACGGACGTTGGTTTTTATTTCCCGTTTTCCGTGGAGACTAAACATCTTAAGACATTTAAACATCCTCAGAAGAACCAAAAACGGTCGTTGGTATATACGTTGTGGAAACAGGCCAAAAATGACGGAGAACGGGCAGAACAAACCCCAGTGATGTTTTTGCGGTCTAATGGAATGCCAGCAAAAACATGGGACGTCATTTTCAGCGTTTCAGACATAGAGCCGTTGAGCATTATGGAATTGTTTCAAGCTAAAGATCTTATAAGTTATCGGTCACAAGACTTATTTGAAATACCTTACACAGAATTTTTAACTTATTTGAAAAATGGCTAAAGAATCTCCCAAACGCATCGGCTTACCGACTGGCAAACTCACTAAACAGACCGTCATTGACAACCAACTGGACTACATGACTAAGGTGGACTATATCGAAAAGTATTTCCCCGAAGCAAGGCCTGAGACCATAGCGTCTTGGATGATCCAGAACAAGATTCACTGGTTCAGGCCCGGCCGTGAACGGCTGGTAATCATAACGGCTGAGACACTTCGCGTTAAGCCCGGGCCTTATGGCGACCGGGCGGACTACAAAGACTAATTCCTGTCCCTTTACTGCCGGGTACGGACAAGTCCATTATGCACGTGTTGTTCGCTGTGCTTTTGGATAATGTCCCCTAAGACTACGGTGAGCTTACGAATGCCACCGCAATTGTTGCCCATTTAAAAACATTGCTATATGAACCGTTACCCTAACTGCATCCGGACTTTCAGCGGCCACTACATAGACCCGTTCGACCCCGACCCAGAACTTATATGCATTGAAGACATCGCTCATTCGCTGTCGCTGCAATGTAGGTTCGGTGGTAATCTACCATGCTTCTATTCAGTGGCACAGCATTCGTGGAAGGTGGGTGCTAACATAAAATGCGGCTTAAACCTTGAAGGTTTGCTCCATGACGCTTCGGAGGCGTACCTACTGGACATACCACGGCCCTGGAAGCATAGGCTTAACGGTTACAAAGAAATGGAAGACAAGCTTATGGCCATCATAACCGATAAGTTCAAAATACAGTACCCATTACATAGAGCTGTAAAAACGTTGGATGACTATGAGGGAAGGTTTGAATGGGAGAACTACATGATCAACAACCGCGGCCATTTGATGGACGTTTGGTCTTCACAGTTGGCCGAAGTGAATTTCTTAAAACTCTACCATCAATACAAAAGATCATAATCGGATATTATGAGCATAAAGATTGAAAAACAACTTGAACCCATAAGCGATATTACATGCCCGCCACCGCCTACCAGTTGGGTCATACCTTTGTCGTTCTTCGACATGGTGTCCGGCAAGCCGCTGATACCGATAACGATTGACCCAAACGTTATGGCCATAGTCCCGGAGTTCAGGGGCGAGACAATGCTTTATAGACTGTACTGCAAACACTACTACGATTGGATGAAAGACAGCACCGAACTTGTCGGCAATATCAAAGGCCAGTGGTTCGGAGTCGGACAGAACGAAGATGGGTCGTTCAGCAAATCGCTCAGACCATTGATGTTCGACAAGCACCATTGGTGCCTGATGTGCGAGCACGTGGACTGAAAAAGGCCACTCTGTTCAAAGAGTGGCCTGTGCATGGTAAAATTGTACTAATGGATGAAATTCCTTATTTCACAATAATCTCCCCCTTCTGAGCCAGTACCGCATAGACATAGTAGATGCCTTTCATATTGGATATGATGGCACCCACAAGCATTGGGTTCACACCGGCTTTAACCAGTTTGCTTTCTTGTGCTTTGAACATTGCATCAACTTCTTCAACCGTGGCGGTCTTCGCTTCTTCTGGGAAACCTTCCGCCAACCCGTTCACGGCGTTCGGCCAAGACATCCCCTCATCTACGAAATCGGTAATGTCGTTGATCTGGAAACCATCTTTAAAAGATTCCACGCCCTGAGAAATGGTGTTGAACAGAGCATTGATGAACTCTTGTGTCTGCTTCATGACTTAATTGGTTGCACGGCCATACAGTAGTGTTCACGGCCACCGGTGAACCGTTTATTTTTTGAATAAGTTTTTAAATGTGAACAGCTTTTCCACAGCGTCCCAAATGGACACGTTCGTAAGTTTCAGCATGTGGCCGTCAATGGACTTAAACTCCACACGGCTTATCATAAGCGCCGCAAAGTAAGGTATGTACGGCACATGAAGCACGGTCGTTATCGCGTGCGAGGCCAGTAAGAAACAGAAGTACAGCAATCCTTTGGTCACTGTCCGCTGCAACCCATCCGCCGTTATGTTCCTGCCATCCCTTTTAGATACCTTGACGCCCATAATATGGTCTATGAATATCAGCAGCAGGGCTAATAGGACAAAGTCACGTATGGGCAATAAAAATGTCACCACCATAGACACCAACGACAAAACCAGCCCCACGTACACATCCCAGTCCAGTAATTTTTGCATAATCGACTTTGGGTAGTTATTACTTAATTCCATAATATCAGAGGCTTTAGTCATTTGAGTGTATATGAGGCAGTCAGTTATTGGCAAGGCACTGGTGTACCGCAGTTTAACGTTGTGCATTCAACCAGCCCTGGTGTATCATCCAGCCAGTCTTCATTGGCGATCAGATCACATGATGAAGTGCCTCCATAGGACCCTCCCCATACCGCCCAATACTTTATGCCTACCGAACCGCCGAGCCCTGGCAACGGGTTTTCCACACATATGTTCAGGTCAGGGTCAAAAGTAAAACCACTGGGCTGCCCTTGTACTGAAAACGCCACAAAGAAGTTAAAGCATTCATTGCTGCAACCTATCTTCTCGGTCAAGAATATCCCCACATTACTGTCTTTACATACGTCTATCGGGATATGAGCAACATATACATCACCTATAAGAATGAAAGGGTCGAACCCATTGTCAACCTGAGTAGAATCGCCGCCACCATGCCAGAACAGGTAAGAATTATTTGTGTCAAGGCAACCGCATTGATCCGTCTGGTTCGGGTAAAGGACCACCGTAAGGTTGTTTGGGCATTGGCCGATTATGCAATCCCTGGACTGTACATGGTACTGGTTTATAGAATCCCATTCCGCAACCATATCATCCCAGCCTTTGGGGTTTGTGGTCTTGAGTTCATGCGGCTGTATGTCCAGCGATCCGGTGCAACCAATGCATAGGATACAAAGCATAAAGAACAAAAGAAAGTTTTTCATATTAAGATAGTTTAAAAAGTTAAAGCCTTCGATCAATTTTTTGATCGACATAGAAATAATCCACGAACAATCGTTGGGCTGTGATTGTGGTATTGTTTTTATGAACTTTTGCAAGCGGTTGGCGGAACATATTGGGTATGTTCTCGTTCACAATGCTGTGCACTAAATCACCGTCTATATAAAAGTCCAGTGTACGTGTTGCCAGCGTCCAACTTATACCTAACTTAAACCAAGTATTGGCGGTGGCTTCATAAAGCGCACCTAAATCCACCGATGTCTGAGTGCCAGTGCTGTCAGATATAATGCTCCAGTTATCCGAGACGTCACTGTCATAATGAAAAGCTATTATGTCATCGGTGGCAACCGTGCTTGAACTCGACCCAAAACCGATAAAATACCCCATGTCAACAGATGAACCCATTGTACTGTTAGTGTACACCATCCATTCGATGTTGAAGTCTCCTCCCCTACCAGTCGCATTGTCTATTAAGTACCACCTGTTGTACCACCCCAACAAAGCATATCCTGTAGAATTGGATGTGGTGCCTGAGTTCAGCTCAACAATACCCGGGTTCCTATAGTCCATCGTATCCGCCGCAAAAGCTGCCCGGTGGTTTGATGCACCGCCCGTGGATACAACAACAGACGTTTTCCCATAGTCTCCTAAAGTCGTAGATGCACCGGTACCTGAATTGTTGCACAAGTCGTCGAACATGATAAATACGGTATCCCGGCCGGATATTCGGCGGTCCCCGCCGCCACCGCCAGCGGCTATCTGTGCTTCTAAAAGCGCTTGTACACTGTCGAGCCTGTTTTGTGTGGCCACCAATTGTGTATCCACCACTTCATACACATCGGATACTTCAACCACT